AGTTGTTCAAGTCGCAACACTTGCAGGATCTTCAAACTCTTGGAGCGGAAGCTAACCAAGATCAGGATGACGATAACGCAGCTAACGATGTGTTCGGTGGAAACGGAACAGGCTATAACGGAGACATTTCCGATACAGGTCTGATTGGTGGACACCCAGCAGCGGTTGGTACTGTTAAGCTTCTCGATCTTGCGACCGAGGAAGACTACTCAGTAGCTCACCAGGGAACCTTGTTCGTGGCGAAATATGCTTTAGGACATGGAATTCTTAGACCAGAGTGCGCTGTCGAGTACAGACTGTAGTAGTAATAATCTACATATAATCACAAAGGATTGGGTGGGAGTCGTAATGGCTCCTGCCCTTTTCTTTTACATAAACAAACAACTCATTAATTTTACATGGCAACACTTACATCGCAGCTAGAGGCTGTTAACACTATGTTGGGATACATAGGCGAAGCTCCAGTCAACAGCATAAGTAACACTTCTGAGCTTCCAGTGTCGGCTGCTAACGCTGTATCAATCCTTGATGAAGTTTCAAGAGAGGTGCAGAGTGAAGGTTGGCATTTTAATACTGTTAAAGACTACGTTCTTTCTCCAGTAAATAACTCAATCACTCTACCTACTAACACACTACAGGTAGACCATGATGGCACTGAGGATGTTGACCTAGTGCAACGAGGGCTTTCTCTTTACGATAGAAAGAACCAAACAACTACTTTTGATAACGACATAAAGGTGACTATAACACTTCTGTTGGACTGGGATGATTTACCAGAACAGGCTAGAAGATACATAGCACTAAAGTCTGCAAGATCCCTACAGTCACGTTTAGTTGGCTCTAGAGAACTTGAAGCACTTATAATAAGAGATGAATTTGCAGCAAAGGCTAATCTGGAAAGAGCAGATAGTTCCAATGCTGACAGAACAATTTTTGATAACTTTGATGCCGTCACTAGAATAGGTATCAATAGAAACTACGATTTATATTAATAATATGGCTTTGATTAATACTTCGCTTGCTAACCTTGTCCAAGGTGTCAGTCAACAACCAGACACTCTTAGATTTGATGGACAATGTGAAGAGCAGTTGAATGCTTTGTCTTCTGTATCCGATGGATTGAAGAAAAGACCCAACACTAGGTATGTTAAAAACCTTTTAACAACTGCGGTGGCTGATGGGGCTTTTGTCCATTTTATTAACAGAGATAAAACAGAAAAGTATGTTCTTATAATTAACAACAACGAACTCAAAGTATATAACGTCCTAACAGCAGGAGGTGCAGTACAAACCCAAACATTTACATCGGGACATTATTTACATATTAACGACGGAAGTAAACCTAGAGACATATTCAAAGCCCTTACTGTTGGCGATAACACGTTTATTTTAAATACAAGCTCAGACGTATCTAAGGCTGTTGATGGAAGTAATGTTACTTTAAAATCTAACGCTTTCTCTCACGCAGACAACAATAAAGCAATAGTGTTTGTTAAGCAGGGACACTACCAAACTGATTACACTGTTGAAATAGATTTTACAATTAGCGGAGTAGCTAAGACTGCAAAAGCTACCTATATATCAGGAGAACCAGAATCAACTGGAATATCTCTTAATGCTAGAGCAGGAAGGATTGCTTCAGTTTTAAGAGATAAATTAAATGATGCTTTAGTAGAACATGGAAGTCCTGCAAATGGATTTACAGTAGGCACTGTTAGCACAACCACTCACGCAAACACTGGGGAAGTTGTACAGATTGAAGGCAGCCAAACTTTTGGAGATGGAGAATCCGCAGGAGCTAACTATGGGTATCCTGCTTTCACTGTTTCAAGAGCTAGTGACACACAAGAATTTAAAATAAGAGTATCTGACAGTAAGTCAGGAACAGCACTTGGGGTTGCTTACAAAGAAGTAGACTCTATAACAGATTTACCAAGTTCTGCTCCAAACAACTTCAAGATAAAAGTTAGAGGAGACGTTGAAGATAACGAAGATGATTACTACGTTAAGTTTGAAACAAATGATGGAGACTCTGACTTTAGTGATGGAGGGTTTGTAGAAGACATAGGTTTTGGAGAAGAGAACACTTTAGATCAAACGACTTTACCTTATAAGCTTGTAAATACTGGAGTTAACACTTTTACATTTGGAGCTTGTACATGGCCTACAAAACAAGCAGGAGACAGCGAAACAAATCCTTTTCCAACTTTTGTAGGCAAGAAGATATCTAACATATTCTTCTACAAGAACAGGCTAGGATTCCTTTCAGAGGGCAGTGTGATTCTTTCAGAAGCAGGAGAGTACTTTAGTTTCTTTAGAACAACTGTAAGAACTCTATTGGACTCAGACCCCATCGATGTCAACGTGGCCAGTACAAAAGTTACAAAGCTAAAGTCAGCAGTAGGATTCCAAGAGAACCTTATATTATTTGGAGAGCGTGGTCAGTTTGTTCTTAGAGGAGGAGATTTACTCACTCCCAAAACAGTTTCAATAACACCTATTACAAACTACGAGACTGATACAAGTACAACACCTCTTGAGCTTGGTAGTTACATTTACTTTCCTTTTACCAGAGGAAGTTTCTCAGGAGTGCGTGAGTTTACAATTAACGCCAACACTGACACATTTGATTCTGTTGAAATAACAGCACACGTACCTCAATACATCCCTTCAGACATTTTAGACATGGCAGGATCTACTACAGAGAATTGCATTTGTGTTGTGAGTGAGTCTGACAATAAAAGTATGTACATCTATAAGTACTACTGGGAAGGCGCACAGAAGATACTAGCGAGTTGGAGTAAGTTTACATTCCCCTTCTCTGTTGTTGGATTTGATTTTGTTGAAAGCGATCTTTACATCGTGGCAACAAAAAATGGAAAGACTGAATTGCTTGTAATGCCTCTTGAAGAAAAACTTGTAGACACTGGGGTATCTTTTAACACTTATCTTGATCTAAGAGAAAGTGCTACAGTTAGTAACGGAGAAATCACTCTCTCATACACTCCAGAAAACACTGACGTAATCCAAGTATACACAAGAGAATCTGGAAGCACAAAAGCAGGAGCTTTGATTCCTAGTTCTGTTAGTGGTAATACTGTTACAGTAGACACAAGCCACAACAACACACCTGTATGGGTAGGCATTAAGTACACTATGAGTTACACCTTTAGTGAGCAGTTGTTCCGTCAAAGGGCCAACCAAAAGAGGAGTCCATCAGGATACCAAAGGCACTTCCTTAAAGGAGGTACTTTGTTCTTTGATGACACTGCAAGTTTCAAAGTAGAAGTCACACCGAAGGCTAGACAAACATACACAAATACATTCTCTAGCAACATTGTAGGCTCAACTACTATAGGTACACTTCCTATTGAATCTGGTTCATTTAGTTTCCCCATCATGTCTTCAGCAAAAGACACCACAATTAAAATCATAAACGATTCAGCGTTGCCTGGTAACTTCCAGTCAGCAGAGTTTGAATCTTTCATCCACTCAAGATCTCAGCGTGTTTGATAAAATAGTAATCAAATATCCTTCAGTAGAAATTGTAGAGGCTCACCCAGATCATGCAGATTATCTTGCTCCTAGGCTTCGAGCAGGAGACAAGATGGAATGCAGATGCATGGGAAAGAAGCCAAGAGAAGCACTTGAAGAAGCTTTTAAATACGACCTAGCGACTCTGACAGCTTTAAACAACGAAGGTAAACCTGTAGCCATGTTTGGTGTAGGGGAAGCTGAAAGTACTCCGTACATTTGGATGCTTGGTACAGATGAGTTATCAAAGACTTGCAAGAAAGATTTTGTAAAGTATTCCAAGCAGTGGGTTGAAGAGTTGTTAAAGATAACTGGAGGAGCAGCAGGTAACTATGTGTACAAATATAACAGACCGGCTGTTCGTTGGTTACGTTGGGTTGGAGCAGACTTTATAGGAGAGATAGAATTTAACAAAGAACCTTTTTACAAATTTATAATAATTAATACTAAATCAGAAGAATTATGTGTTCACCATTAATACCGGCAGCAATTGGAGTTGCTCAAACAGCCTCCTCTATTATAGGGCAAAGGCAGCAAGCTCAAATGCAAGAGCAAGCACAAGCCAAGGCTTCGACTCAAGAGCGTCAAAGGTATCTTGCAGAAGTGTCGGCAATGCGTACTCAAGAGCAGCAGGAGATGATTGCAAGAGCGCAGAGGTTACAGGAAGCTTCAATAAGAGCTATGGAAGCTAGATCAAGAGCCACAGTAGCTGCCGGAGAATCTGGAATTTCTGGACTTAGTGTAAGTGCGCTGCTTGGAGATCTTACAAGAAAAGAAGCTAAGTACAAATTTTCTGAGCAACGACAAGAAGAGATGGAAACCGTTGGAAGGCAGATTCAACTTCAAGAATCTGGCATAGGATTTAACAGAAATATGCTACGCATCAACAGACCAATAGAGCAGCCTGATTATTTAGGTTCAGCATTTGGTGGAATTCAAACAGGACTTAGTAACTACAGCGTCATGAAAAACGCAGGTTTAATATAAAAATTATGGCAAGACCAAGACCACAAACAGACTTATCTTTTGGACAAGCTCCTTTACGTTCTACTGTTCAAGGAGCAGGTAGAAATCAAGTATTTGTAGCCCCTCTACCTAGACAGACTTCAGCCCAAGTACTCGCAAAAAATCTTGCACAGTTCAGTAACGTGTTAGGACAGTTTAGTAATGTACAAAGACAGAGGGCAGAAGAAGACGCTCTTAGCCTCACTACTGATGAATTAATAGATCAGATAGATAAGAAAGGTAAAGAGTTCGGAATTATGGATAAAATAGGCTACGAAAAGCAGTTTGAAGAAACTGTTTATAGTAGGTATTTCGATTTAGAACTTAAACCGATGTTTTCTCAATTTTCTCAAGAAATAGAAAACCAAGGTGTAGAGAGGCTTAGTGGTTTAGACTCATTTGAAGATTACGTGAATAAAGGTTTAGACGGTATAAACGAAAGAGCTTTGGAAAAGATTAACGACAGACCGTTTATGAAGAACGTTCATAACATTCTTTTTGGACAAGCTAGAACAAACTTTTTTGTTAAAGAATCTGCTAGTTACAATGCAAGAAGACAGGCCTATCTTAAAGATGCTTCTGTAGAAAGTTTTGACATTAATTTTCCGGACGTTAGCGGTTTACCTGCTAAAGAAGCTGCTGAAAAAGTTCAAAACCATATAGTGGCATTTGAAGCTGTTTTTGAAAAAAACGGAATAGCAGAAGCAGGTAAGAGAAAAAGTATACTATACTCAGGAGCAAAGAAAAAGATACAAGCTCTAGCTATGGATGGAGATTTTCCGGCTGCTCGTTCAGTTTTAAAGAGTCTTGATGCAATTAAAGTTAATAAGCACTCAATATTTAAAGGAGCTTCGGGATCGTTATTTAGGGAGGAACTTGAAGATTTCATCTTAAGTGAGGAAAAAGCTCAAACATCGGGAAACCTTGCAGCAGATAAAGCAGCAGTTGAAGCTATGATTTTGGAAATTAAAGATCAAGTGGCTAGACAGGATACCGACACTTTAGAAGCCCCTCCTTCGTTTTTTAGTGAAGAATTTTTTGAACTTGAAAGGTTTGAAGATGTCGAAGCTAAATATATACGAACAAAACAAGCGGAGTTGTTGGAAAACGAAGAAAGCGTGTTAAATCACCCTAAGATTGACGGAAGCCCAACACGTTTAGCTCTTTATAGAGAAAGACTTGAAAACTACATGGAAGAAAGAGAAGCAGGTATAACAGCGAAAATGGAACCTCTTTTAAGCGATGGTGACGCAGGTTTTCAATTGGATACATATGTGAAGGATTACACAATCCTTGAAGCTATACCTCAAGAAGAATATCCAGGGGCTTATGTACCTGTTCCGCTAAGTATTGAACAACGTTTAAAATATCAATCTTCAAATGTTCCTTTGCCTACAGTTTTAAGTCCTGCCGTCCAGAATGTAATGGACACAGTAAAAAGAAAACACGTAGACAACTTTAATAAAATCATGCGTAGAAAAGGCCGACAGTTGGTTATAGAAGAACCTGACGAAGCCGAAAGAGAGCTACAACTTAGTGCGTATGCTGAGAAATATGCAAAAGCCACTTTAGAGCGAATACGAAAAGATTTAAAAGACGATTTGGAAAAAAGAAATTTAAAGGTTTCTAGCATTTCCGCTCCCCCTTCTATAACACAGACAGAATTGCAACAAAAAACAGCTTCTCTAAGTTTTGAAGGAATGAGTCCTAAAGAAGCAGAAGAAGCCGAAAGTGCTGCTAGAAGTTCTTTGCTTGAAAGTTCTGAAACTTTTCCAAGCACTGGAGGAAAAAAGCCGGAGCCAGATGTGAGCATTAAAAAGAATTTTGATTGGGGAGATACTGGATCATTCTTTGGTTCTAAAAACAATTTTGAAAAAAACGATTACCTTAAATACAACACCTTAAAACAAGAGACGCAGAACAAAGGTTTGTTTGTAAATCGCCCAAATAAAATTTCAGAGTTCTTTGAAAACAGGAAAAGCATTTTAATGAATTCAGATTTTGCTGCGGAAAATTTAGCTATAATTCAAGAAGGTTCAATTTACAGGGGAGTGTTACACGAAGGAGGTATAGGGTACAAAGTCAGTATGGACGAAATCGCATCTAAAAAAGCAGAGTTGAACGCACTTTTTGTTGAAACAGGACTTACTGAACAGCAAGCACAAGACAGGGTAGTAAATTTAGGTGGAAGAAATTACTATGTTGGAAATATAGTTAAAAACCGTTGGAATGACGCTCCAATTTTAAAATGGAGTACTATCATGGCATACAACGACAAGAAATCTAAAGGTCACTCTACAGCACTTAAAACGCTTAAAAGTATTGTAGATTTGAACGGCATTTCAAGCATTGAAGATC